CGTATTGACGGCAGAAGAGGTAGGTGTGAGCAAGAGTTATCTGCTACACGCGGGGCTGTCGGGCGGTGGTTCGATATGCACGAAAACGGCTGTAATAAAGCAATCTGAGCTGATTTGCAGCCGTCGCAAGCGACAGCAAGGAGAGGTGGAAGAAGAGCGTTAGAACGGCAAAAATCGGGCGTTAGAACGCGGTAGACAGAGGCGGCAGAGATGTCGTCTTTTTTTGTTCCGATTTTGACCAATTTTGAGCACGATTATTTCCGATTTTGACAACTGGGGTTATAGGTGGGGTTACAAACTGGGGTTACACTTTAGGGCAAACTGGGGTTACATTTTCGCGGATTTTGACATACAAAAGGAGGTATAGGCAAAATACCATAATTCAGGAATGGGAGCAAAAAATAGGGGGGGATAGGTATTGGAAAAAACTGCCGTTTTTTCGAGAACCACATTAATATATAATATGGAAATCAGCATATTAGCGAGAGAGAAAAGCTAAAAAGGGGGTACCACCCCCGAAAAAGACACCAAAAGGGATGCCCGGGGGTACCTCGGGGGTGTCTCGGGAGAGTCAAAGAGAGGTCGGAGGGAGTCAGGATTAGATGAGGCGGACAAGAGCAGTGACCATGGCAACGTGATAGATGTTAGCACGGGGCATTTCGAGAGGGTCGAAGTCAGGGTTTTCAGAGACAAGAAGAACAGAGTCGTTATTAGAACCCGGTTTGATTTTCTTTAGAAGGACACCCAAAGACGTGTCAATGACATAAACCTTGCCCCACTGAAAGAAAATATCAGAAAGAGGCAACACCTGACACGCCACAAGGTCGCCCGAAAAATAGTGCGGCTCCATACTATTGCCGCGGACAGAGACCACATAGTCAGCCTTGATGCCAGGGATGAGAACACGCTCACAGTCGCGTTCATCAGCCGAGACCTCACCATTGAGGAAGCCAGCCATAGCATCAATAGGGATGAGAGGGACACCCTTTTGAGGACAGTCAGAGACCTTGCCGACAGCCTCATCAGCAGCGATAGAATCACATACCACCTCAGAAGGATAACTTTGCGAACAAAGCATATCACCCTCGCCCGTCAAGAGCCACTTAGCAGAATACCGGGGATAATTTTCAACTACAGCTTCAAGCCACTTAGCCTGAATATCCGTGCCATTGTTCAAGGCGCGGGATAAAACACCCTTACTCGCACCAATAATGCGTTCTAAAGCTCCTATAGTGATGCCCTCATTGGAGGCCAAATCTTGTATTCTTGTTAAAATTTTACTCATAAAGTTGAAAAATATCACCGTAAAGTTTGGAAAGTTGAAAATTATCCCTTATCTTTGCAGCGTGTTCGATAGAGAACACGCCCAAAGATACGAAAAAAACGTGAGAAAAACTGTAAGAAATAGAAAAAAGAAAGACAGTCCGAGAGCGGACGAGAGAACAAATGGTAACAAAAACAATCAAAAACAGCGCGTCGGGATGACGAGCTGTCAGGGCGAAAAGGGCTGACGGAAGAAAAAAGCCGTTGGCACCGGGGTTCGACTCCCCGGTCGCTCACCAAGAAAAACAAAACAACATGAGACAGACATCAGAAAAAATGGCAGAGCAAAGCCTTGATATAGTTATAGACAATATCGAGCGCCAACGTGCAGACATAGACCAAGTGCTAAAGCACATAGAATCGACCCACGACGAATACGAATTGCTGCACTACCGAGCCTACCAAGCACTATTGGCATACGACCGTCATCTTGAGTTGGCAAAAGACGAAATCAATAAACAAATACAACAATAAAACGATGAAAAGACGAATAATGGCAACCAGTGACGACCTCACATTCTTGACGAAAGTGAATCACTGCACAAAACGGATGGTGCACAAAGCACTGTCGTATGACTCAAACTCAGACCTTGCAAAACGCATACGCCTATGCGCAATAAAACACGGATGCCATCAAGTAGTAGAACTGCTTGAGATAGAGACCGTGCACGATGCCGACAACTACATGCGCCAGTATATGCCCAACGGAGCACTGTTAGAGTTCAGCAAAGAGCGAGGCACCTGCGATGTAATCTTCAAAGGCAACACAGTGAAACACTATGACGAAGTGAAGCTTGCACAGATAGCGAGCATCCAAGCATATGCCGGAGCATTGAGATAAGGAGGCGCGGAGCGATGGAATACTACGGAGGAAAACTGTGCATATCAATGCGAGAGCTTGTTGAGGAAGGCGTGATGAGCGTGCCCAACTACAAGCGACTGTCGGCAGCCGGACGCTTTGAGATAGCGAGGCGAGGCGGCGGCTCGGCGAACAGCTATGCACTAATCGTAGTAGACAGTCTTCCGACCCGGTTCAAAGAAGAAGTGAGAGCGCGCCATCCCGAAGGCGGCAACGTGATGCTTGCCGGGTGGGTGCGGTCGAACTACGAGCGCGACCAAGCCGCTGCAGCCTACTTTTTCTCGCCCGAGAAATGCGGATTGCAGCTAACGGCAGAGAAAGCCCAAGAATATGTGACCAATGCGTCAGCCCTGAATTGCTGCATACGCCTATACGAGCGAGCAGCGACGGCACAAAAGCTGATGGGAGGCAAATATGACTGGACACAGATGGCAGAGTGCATAGAGAGCTTGCGCGAGCAGTACGGGCACACCTTGCCCACCTCGCCATTGCGTTTTCGCAAGAAAGTGGCAGAGTATAAGCGTGAGGGGTATGCGTGCCTGATCAGTGGCAAATACGGCAACCAGAGTGCGCGCAAAGTAGACCACAAGACCGAGCGACTGATACTTGGCATAGCTGTGCTGCCCAACAAGCCGTATAACACCAACGTAGGAGAGCTGTACAACCAGTTTGTGTGCGGCGAGCTTGACATCTACGACCCCGAGACCGGCGAAGCATTTAATCCCGACGACTTCACCGACAAGAACGGCGAGCCGCAAGTGTTGAGCGAGAGCACCATAGCGAACTACCTGAACAAGCCCAAGAACCGCGTGCTGATAGAGCACAAGCTGAACAGCTACACAACCTTCATGCACGAGCAGATGCCACACATGCATCGCCACGATGGAGAGTTCTCACTATCTAAAGTGACATTTGATGACCGCGATCTGCCGCGCAAGCTCAAAGACACCAAGGTGCGACCGAAAGCATATTACGCCTACGATGTGACCAGTCAATGCTGCATAGGTTATGCCTACAACCGCAACAAGAACGTAGACTTGGTGGTGGATATGTTTCGCAACATGTTTCGTCTGCTTGACCGCAAAGGTTGGGGGTGCCCGGCAGAGGTAGAGGTGGAGAACCACCTGATGAGTCAATGGCGCGACAGTTTTTTGCGAGCCGGAGTGATGTTTCCGTTTGTGCGTTTTTGTGCGCCGATGAACTCACAAGAGAAGCGAGCCGAGAACTTCAACAACGCCAAGAAGCGCAGCATAGAGCACCGCAACCACATAGGCATAGGACGCTTTTATGCCAAGAGCCGACAATATCGGACAGAGAGCAAGAAAGTGTTTGACGAGAAGAATGACACCTATGTAGAGAAAGACTACTACACATGGGACGAGCTGATAGCCGATGACATAGAAGACATTCGCCAATATAACAACTCGCTGCATCCGAACCAGAAGAAATATCCGGGGATGACGCGATGGGAAGTGCTTGAGGCGAATATCAACCCAACCCTTGCGCCGCTTGACAAGGCGATGATAGCGAGATATGTAGGCGAGAGAGTTAGCACCACAGTGCGCCGCAACAGCTATTGCCGCGTGAGCTATGAAGATTGGTGGCTGAGCGAGACGAGCGTGCTTGAGAAGCTTGCGCCAAACAACTACAAGGTAGATGCATATTATTTGACAGACGAGAGCGGAGCGATAAGCGATGTTTACATATTTCAGAACGATATGCTGATAGACAAGTTGCAAAACGTAGGCACGTATAACACGGCAACGGCGGAGCAGACCGAAGAAGACCGGGCGGTGTTTGTGGAGCAGCGCAAGAAGGTGGCAGAGTTTGGCAGGTATGTGAAAGCGAACGAGGTGAACCACGTAGGCATATCACGAGCGGCGGCACCACCCGGCGAAGAATGCGCAGAGCTTGCGGCACAGACAAGTGCGCCGGAGCGAGAAGAAGACAATGACTACAGCGAGGCATTAGATTATGTTAGTGCGGGCTTAGAAAGCCTTTAGAATATCATTCAAAACTAAGTAGAAAGATGATAACAAACGACATTAAATTAAAGATTTTGGGTGCGATAAAGAGCAATCGCGCCAATTATCCGAGCGATGCGAAACACGCGGCATCGTTGGGCATCAGCACCAGTGTGTATAGCGCACTGCGCAACGGCAACACCGAGCGACAGATGAGCGATGCGGCATGGATCAGCGTGGCACGCAGGCTTGGAGTGAGTTTGCGCGGCGAGATAGAGTGGAAGGCAGCGCGGACAGCGACCTACCAATTTATCACAGCGCAGTTGGAGCTGTGTCAGGGCAGCGGACTGAGCGGATTGCTGTGTGACATACCCAACATAGGCAAGACATTCACGGCGCGGCAGTATGTGGCGAGCCACAAGAATGTGGTGTATATAGACTGCTCGCAGGTGAAGACCAAGTTGAAGCTCATCCGCAAGATAGCCGGAGAGTTTGGTGTAGACAGCAAAGGGCGATATGCAGATGTGTATGACGACCTTGTGTACTACTTGCGGTCGATACCGACACCGATGATTATACTTGATGAAGCCGGCGACTTGAGCTATGAGGCATTTCTTGAGTTGAAAGCCCTATGGAATGCTACCGAAAGATGCTGTGCATGGTATATGATGGGAGCAGACGGATTGAAAGAGAAAATCAATCGGTCGATAGAATGCAAGAAAGTGGGCTACACCGAGATGCTGAGTCGTTATGGAGACCGGTTTAGCCGAGTGACACCTGACGATGGCAAAGAGCGCGAGCGATTTTTGATGGAGCAAGCACGCGTGGTTGCAAAGGTGAATGCGCCCGAGGGCACTGACATAGGAGTGTTGGTGCGGAAGACGGCAGGAGGCTTGCGTCGAGTCTATA